TAAAACTAGCTACAGGACTATTGATTTATCTAGGTCTGAATTTATAGATGAAGAGAAAAGGTTGGTACGAGTTGGCGTATCTTCTGAAGAACCAGTCGAACGCAGTTTTGGGATGGAAGTTCTAGGACATGCACCTGAAGATATAAACATGGAGTTTATGCAATCAGGAAGATCACCTTTATTGTTAGATCATGATATGACTAAGCAAATTGGTGTTGTAGAAGAATTTAAACTAGATCAGACAGCTAAAAGGACAATAGCTGTAGTCAGATTTGGAAAATCTGCTCTTGCTGAAGAAGTTTTTAGAGATGTAGTCGATGGTATAAGAATGAATATATCAGTAGGCTACAGAGTAGATAAGATGGAACGATACAACAAAGATGATGAAACTTATTATCGTGCTAGTTGGACTCCTATGGAGATTAGCTCTGTAAGTGTACCAGCAGATCAAAGCAGACTTGTTGGAGTTGGTCGGTCTAAAGATAAACAAACTTTAAATACACATAAGGTAAAAATAATGGAAAACGAAAAACAAGAGATAAATCTTGATGAAGTTAGAACTCAAAGTGTGGAAGAAGCAAGAAAAGAATTTCAAAAAAATTCAAAAGAAATTATTGATCTTGGCGTAAGACACAACAAAAGAGATTTAGCTAATCAAGCTATCAAAGAAGGTGTTTCTGTAGAAGAATTTAGAGGACAACTATTAGAAAATATTTCTAATGATGTTCCTTTAGAAACTCCAACAGAAATTGGTTTAACTGAAAAAGAAACTAAAAGATTTAGTTTGATGAGAGCAATCAATGCTATGGCTAATCCTACAGATAGAAAAGCACAAGAAGCTGCAAAATTTGAATTTGAATGTTCAGAAGCAGCACAAAGAGCTTATGGGACTACAGCACAAGGCGTAATGCTTCCTGATGAAGTTTTAAGAAACTGGAATCAGAGAGATTTAAATGCTTCAGATGATTCAAATCTTATAGGACAAGATTATAGAGCAGGTGATTTCATAGATGTTCTAAGAAATAACTCTGCTGTAATGCCTATGGCAACTATGCTTAATGGACTAAGTGGCGATGTAAAAATCCCTAAGAAAACTGCTGCTTCAAGTGCTGCATTTATTAGTTCAGAGGGTGGTGCTAGTGGCGAATCTGAATTTACAGTAGGTTCTGTAACTATGTCTCCTAAAACATTAGGTGCGCATACAGATGTTACTAGACAATTAATGATTCAATCATCTATTGATGTTGAAAACTTAATTAGAAATGATTTAGCACAAGCTATGGCTATTGCTATTGATGATGCTGCATTAGAGGGTTCAGGAAGTTCAGGTAATCCAACAGGTATTACTAATACTTCAGGAATTAACTCTGTATCACTTTCAAGTGCTGCTGCTCCAACATTTGCTGAAATGGTTTCAATGGAAACTGCTGTAAGAGTTGATAACGCATTACTTGGTGATCTTGCTTACATAGTACATCCTACTAACTATGGAACATTAAAAACTACAGAAAAAGCAACAAATACAGCACAATTTATAGCTGTTAATGATGAAGTGAATGGCTACAAAGTCGTAGTTTCACCTCAAATAACTGCAAATAATTATGTATTTGGTAACTTTAATGACTTGCTTGTTGGTATGTTTGGTGGATTAGACATTGTTGTTGATCCATTCTCAAACTCAACTTCAGGTACAGTTAGAATTGTAGCTTTACAGTCAGTTGATGTAGCTGTTAGACATGCTGTATCATTCTGTGCTGCTAGTTAATGACACTTAGTACAAACAAAATGGGTGGATTAATTTCCACCCATTCTTCAAAGGGAGAGAAAATGAAATATTTAATTTTACAAAACACAATAGCTAACAAACAAAAAGTAAATGCAGGTGATGTAGTAGAACTTTCAGTTGATGAAGGAAGATCACTTATTGGTTATGGCAAAGCTGAAGAATATAAAGGCAAACCAAAAAAAGAAACAAATAGAAGTGTTGGCTTAAAAAAATCAGAAACAAAAGTAAAGAAAAGAGCTAAGTAATCATGCCTATCGAAAGTGCTAGAGATTTTGATTCTTTTGTTGACTCTACTACAGGTCATGGTGTAACTGGCACTTATTTTCAATCAGG